GGGGCGTATAAGACAGCCGTCTCCATTGCTGAACTATCCATGGAGGGTGTTATACTGGACAGCACGGAAGGGTCAACGCACTATCATGCCTCATATGTCCGGCCCTACTGGACACTGACCGAAGACTTTGAAAGGGTGGGGCAGGTGGGTGGTCATATCTTTTATGTTGACATGGGGAATAGAGGGGTGTATAATAGTGGTAAGAAACAATGAACTTACTATATTAAGAAAACATATCTTTAAACTTAAACAAATAGTAGCAGAACAAGAAGCTACTATTAAGAAACTTAGAAAAGAATTATCAGAATCTGAACAGAATAGTTCTAATATTCTTTTCTCAGAAAGAAATATATGGGTGGAATAATGACCAAGATATATGATTTTGATTGGCATCGTTTACAGAAAGAAGAGACACTAAGAAAATCAAAGGGCTACTCTAAAGAACTATGGGACTTGATGAAAGACTCAGGTTATGATATTTATAGTGAAGAAGATATTCATAAGTTTTTTGAAGATCTTGAGGATTTAGACTGATGGCGCAAAACCTATGGCAGAAGGAACGTAATGGAATGTTACGTGATCTTATCAGGGACTATCTTAATGAAGGTTATGATCATAAGGAGGCAAAGAAATTAGCCACCAAAGAGGTTAACGAGGTGATGGAAGATAGGTCTTCCTTTGTAGATACATTGTGGGAGGATGCCTTTGATGACTGTTGATCTTATAAATCATATGGGAGATGATCTTACTGTGGTCAACGCAGCACGGGTCAGCTTCGACAAAGAATCTGAGTGGGAGGGTATACCCTTTGCCGGTGAGATGAAGGGGGTACTTCAGGATAAAGATATTAAACTAATAAACTATCTTGCCAAGCATGAACACTGGACACCCTTTGCCCACTGCTCAGCACAGTTCAGGATCAAGGCACCTGTCTTTGTGGCACGTCAGTTGATCAAACATCAGGTAGGTCTTGTCTGGAATGAGGTAAGCCGTCGCTACGTGGACAGTGAGCCTGAGTTCTGGAAGCCTGATATGTGGCGAGCCACAGCCACAGATAAAAAACAGGGGTCAAGTTCTGAGGGTATAGCATCACAACATCTGGCCGATGATATGCTTAACTATGCACACCATCATGCACTGAAGGTATATAAAAATCTACTGGATTTGGGGGTATGTCCTGAGCAGGCACGGGCAGTGTTGCCACAGAGTATGTTGACAGAGTGGTACTGGTCTGGTACAATGGCGGCGTTTGCAAGGGTATGTAGGCTTCGCAACAAGCCTGATGCCCAGCTTGAAACACAGTACGTTGCCAGAGAAATAGAGGATCATATGTTAAAACTTTTCCCGGTATCTTGGGCAGCACTATGTGGCAAGTAGTCCTGAAGAAGGAGTATTCCAATGTGGTTATTAAACAATTTTCTACAAAGAAGGAGGCAGAAGAAGAAATTCAAAACAGAGCCGGTCTCACACGACATCTTGGAGAAGAGCCTGCTAAACTTTATAAAATTGAAAGAGTCTGAAGTTATGAATGTCCTACTGGAAATATATAGTACAAAAGAAAACCAAGCTCTACAGCTAGGATTTAAAGAGCCTTGGATTAATATGGAAAGGGTAGATAAAATTGAATCTCTTATTCTAATAGAAAAGGATATAGTCTCTCTTAGAAAAAAACTCTGTAATGAATACATGCAGATGAGTAAGGGTAAGCTGTAATATTAATTAATATGGATATGCAAATGCAGGAAACACAATCTTCCACAAAGGGACCATGTGATAAGTGTGGTTCAAAAGATAATAAAGCAACTTATGAAGATGGTCATACTTACTGCTATGGATGTAAAACACGTACACATGGAGATGAAATGAAAACTCAGTATTATAACACGCCCAAAGAAAGAACCCCATCATCAGTAATTCCCCTGAACCAACAACAAACCCAAGACAAGTCTTCCTTTGTATTTTCTGATATACCTGACCGCAAGCTGACCATGAATACGTGTAAGAAGTATGGTGTTACTGTTGCCAAGGAAGGCTCAATTATTAGCCAACATATGTATAAGTATCATGACGTTAATGGAAACCATGTGGCTTCCAAGTTCCGGCGGACCAATGACAAGCAGTTCTGGTCAGAGGGACCGCTCTCGGACTGCGGCCTCTTTGGGCAGAATATTTTCAATCAGGGCGGTAAGTATATTACTGTCTGCGAGGGCGAGCTGGACGCAATGAGTGCTTACGAATTGATGGGGTCGAAGTGGCCCTCAGTTTCACTGAAGAATGGTGCAGCATCAGCCGTTAAGAATTGCAAGCAGTCTCTTTCCTACCTGAGTAAGTTCGGTACAATAGTATTATGCTTCGATAACGACAAGCCCGGTCGTGATGCAGCACAGGAAGTTGCTAAATTGTTTGAGCCAAACAAGTGTAAGGTCATGGACCTTGATCTTAAGGATGCTAATGAATACCTTAAGACGGGTCAGCGTGAGAAGTTCACCCAAGCATGGTGGAACTCACGTACCTATACCCCGGCAGGTATCATCAACCTTGCTGACCTTGGGGCATCCCTGTATGATGAGACAGTATCTCAGACATGTCCCTATCCGTGGTCGGGCCTGAATGAGAAGACCTATGGTATGAGGACAGGGGAGCTTGTCACGTTCACCTCCGGTGCCGGGATGGGCAAGAGCAGTGTCATGCGTGAGCTTATGCATCATATCATGAAGAATACTCAGGATAATATTGGTGTGCTGGCTCTGGAAGAAAACACTCGTAACACCGCATTTAATATCATGAGTGTTGAGGCCAACGCAAGGCTCTATATCAATGAGATCCGCAAGCAGTACACGCAGTCACAATTGGATGAGTGGCAGGTCAATACCATTGGCAGTGGCAGGTTCTTTGCCTTTGATCATTTTGGTAGCATGGCTAACGATGAAATCCTTAGCAGGATCAGGTACATGGCAAAAGCACTTGACTGTAAGTGGGTCTTTCTGGATCATCTTTCGATCCTTGTATCTGGACAAGAAGATAATGGTGATGAGCGAAAATCTATTGATATCCTGATGACCAAGTTACGTCAGCTTGTGGAAGAAACAGACATAGCTCTTCTGCTGGTCAGCCATCTGCGACGGCCATCAGGTGACAATGGGCATGAGAATGGCAGGGAAGTTACCCTGTCGCATCTGCGTGGCTCTGCATCTATTGCACACCTGTCTGATAGTGTGATAGCCTTGGAGCGTAACCAACAGGCAGACGATCCTATGGAAGCCAACACCACCACCATCCGTGTCCTTAAGAACAGGTACACAGGCGACACAGGAGTTGCAACCCACCTGCACTATGATAATATTACTGGTCGCATGACACAGATTGACAATCCCTTTATGGAGGAAGTGGAATGAATTTTTGGGATTCACAATATCGTAGAATTTGGCTACCATACGCAGTCAGGCAGTGTGGCAAGCAAGAAAATCCAAAGGTGTGTGCTATCCTGAATAGAAATTATCAACCTCTTTCTAATGTAGAAAGCATCTCACTTGCTACGGGAACCGAGAGCGGACAGGAAACTAAAAATTTATTTGGTTCTGTGGTGAAATTTAAAACTGATCCTGCTAAATTTAAAGATGTTTGGGTAAAAAGCCCCGAAACCATAGATGAGGCTCGCAAAGGTATTCGGACCAGAGAATCACAAGGTTATCTATATGATGATGGCTTCCATTCACAAGCCGATATGGAAGACTACTTTAAAAGATTAAGAAAACTATTTAGTTACAGTAACGAACTTCTGTCCCCAGAAGAAATAGATTTACAGGTATATGGCAAAGGTAGAATATACTCTTACTCTCTGAATAAAACACCTATATGGGGTGGGGGGTTTCCTAATCCCGACCCGTATTACAGAAAATGGAGAGAGAACAATAATGAGAAAAATTAAAATACATACACACCAAAGTTTTGATCATGTAGAAAATTATCTAAAAGAAAGGGGTTTAACTTTTACTGAGAATCCTAACGTACTAACCGCAATCTACATTGATGATCCTGATCCAGAAAAAAATTATAAATCTTATCAATATTACTGGACTA